CGTCGTCAAGGTCTATTGACATGCCGATTTCAAACGGCTGGACCGGGATGGATTGCATGGGGGACCCGTCCAGGGCCAGGCCCGTTTCCACAGAAGACAGGGCGATGTTTTGTGTGACGTTTCCGAAGTCTAAAGACATGCCAATTTTAAAGGATTCTAAAGTTGCGAACCTACCCTCGATGATGCTGCCAGAACCAAGAGACAAACTGAGGGTAAGCGCTGCCAAAGAAACAGTGGTATCAGGAAGAATAAGTGTTAATATCTGCTCATCTTCAACGTTAGACCCAACGTGTTGGTTGAACTGCCCATCAAAAATTTTTGTTGAGTTTGAAATGCTGACGTTGTAAGTGGTATCTGTGATCGTATCGCTTGAGATGTTAATAACTACGTTTTTTGCACCTCTTTCTGTATAACCACCTGAAGAATGATAATTATTTATACGTACATCATCAAAGGTGGTGAGGGTGTCAAACACCACTATTAATCTTTGGTTGGTGATACTGTTTAAAGAGCCAATCCAAGACCGAGTGCTTGCATCTCCAGTTTTGGACAGGTCTGTGTCAAATACGTATTCGGCAATAGTATCACCATTCAGGGCTGTAGTTTCATAAGCTGTGGGTGTAGCGTTAGCTATCTTAGATTCAGTCATATAAAAATCAACAGACCTCAAGCCAAGCAAAGAAGCGTGCCCCCAATTATCTGCAATATCAAATATAACTGATTTTGCGGTAAAGCTCATTGCTTATGCTCCAATCCCCAGATTAATCACAATATCCTGCCCGGTCCAGCTTGCCCCGTCCACGATGGTATAATCCGTGCCGAAATCAATGCACCCAACTACCGCATCATTGGCATCGGTTTCGTCATAAATGATCATGGCACCAAACGGCCCTATTGATCCACCGCTGGCCGTCCACGTCACATCGTCACAGGTTAATTGTGCCCGATCGTTTACATCATCTTCAGCCACAGCTACAGTTGTCAGGGTTTTGTCGTTTTGTGTGTATCCGCTCCCTGTCGCCAGCTGACTCGCCGTTACATCTGCCAGGGTCGCATGGGCATCCCGGTCAAACACAAAAGTGGTGTTCATCAGTATTGCCTTGAGCGTGTGTCCCGCAATCGCGTTCAGCAATACATATTTAAAATGATTGGTTGTATCTGCTACTATCGCCATATCATGACTCCTTTTCCTTGATTAATATTGTGATTACAGTGTCCGCCTTCTGTCGCCGGACACTGGATATCGCCGCCTGGAACACCCCGTCAGGGGTGGCCACGCGGACAAATGTTTCTGTTTTGTGGATGTTCACCAGCCTGGCCCGGTCGGTTTCTGACAACCGGGCAATCACGTTCAATGTCCTGTCCCCGTCCGCCACCCCGGAATGATTGATATACACGCCGCCATCCAGGGTCTTTGTGCGTGCTACCCGCCCCGGCAGGTTGTTCAGGTCAGATGATTTCTTTTCATGGATGACCAGGTGGCCGGCCGGATTCTGTGTCAATGTCGATATTGCTATCATGACAACCCCAGTAAAAAGTCCGCGGATGATTCATTGGCACGGATCTGCACCTTTTCAATGATCTGCCACATGATCATTTCCAGGGCTGGTTCCAGGCCTGTGGAATCGATTTGGATCAGGGCATCTCCCCGCTCCATGGCCTCGGTTTTTGCCCTGAGATTTTCTTCCTGGGCCTCGTTCAGGGCGATCTGTGATTCCAGGGCTTTTTCCTGCAGGGCTATTTGATCTTCCACCATATCTTCCAGCTTCCATTTGTCCATCGTGGAGAGATCAGACATGTTTGCCGCCAGATCCGAGAACATAGATGCCGTGGCATCTGCCGTGGCCTCAACCGACTGACCCGCAGCCTCGTAAGCGCTGACAAGGATATCTGCATTGGCCATGGCTTGTGCGATGTCCACCTCGGCCGTGTACTGAAAAGCTGCCTGGGTTGTTTCCGCCTGGGCTTCGATGGCGGCGATCTGGGTGTCAATGTCGCCCTGGAGCTGGATTTCCATGAGCTTTTGATTTGGGATGTCCTCGATCTTTTTTTCTGTCTCATCGACCTGGTCGTCATCGACTTCCACCAGAATGGAATGCTGGGTGCCGTTTTCGTCGAACCAGATCAGTTCTTCTTTAGCTTGATCGATAGTGGGTTGATCAACATCAACACCGATATCGGTCGTTTTTTCAAGAGGTATGCCGTCATATTGCGCCAGCAGTGCGTCCAAATCGGCCAGGGCCAGATCTGTGTCGGCCTCGATAGTTGTGGTGGGCGGATCTTTTTCAACGCGGTCTTTGATCAAAGCATGGGCATCATCCACGCTCAGGATATCCGCCTCGGCCGCAAGCCTGAATATGGTTTCATCCGGCAGTCCCTCGATGTCATATCCCAGATCAGTCAATTCAGATCGAAGGTCTGACAAATCATACTGAAACTCTTTCGTGCTTTCTGCCAGGGCCGTAACCAGCTTGTCAAACCCTTCTGCGCTATCTGTTGCCTGATCCTGAGTCCCGGAGAAGTTCAGTAACCCGTCTGCCCAGCCGATGACGGCCTGGGCAGCATCGCTGACTCCCGGGATATAGTCGTTTGCCAGCTTTCCAACCAGCAAGCCTATGGTTCCTGAAATCCCAACCAAACCGGCTGCTCCGCCGGCGGTGCCGGCCAGGGCATTGACCCCCGCGCTCCAAGCGGAGGTAGCGGAAGTAACAGATCCCAAGGATGTTACCATTCCAACGAGCTCTTTTGCCGCCAGCACATTGACCAGGTTTGACACCGACCCCAGCGCATCGGCGGCACCGCCCAGAAACCCGGACAGCTCATTGACCACCTTGCCGGCTCCCGTGACGGTGCCGATCAGAGTAGCCGTCTCGGTATCCATGTCACCGGCTTTGTCTGCGGCCTTGCCCAACCATTCCGCCACATGCTGCCAGACCTCCACAATCCCTGTGGCGACTTCGTTCAGCCGGGTGCCAAGATCCACCAATTTTTGGATTGCCTGGGACAGACCTTCCGGGGTGGACAGATCGATGTCACCGAAAAACGCATCGAAAACGCCGGCGGTTTCAGAGGCCAGATTTTTGATGGAGTTGGAAAAATCAGAAAAATCAACGTCTTTGAGCGCTTCGGGCAGATTTCGGGCCAGATCGTTCAGGGTTTTTTCAAGGTCGGCGGCCAGGGCCTCGATGACATTGAATACATCATCGAACGCCCCGGAGTTGATTGAAGACTGAAGCGACCTGAACACGTCCGTCAGGGCTGTGGCAATGTCCCCGTATTCATTTAGCAGTTTTTCGCCTACTGCTTCCAGAGTCAGGGTGACGTTGTTCGCCAGGGTCTGGTTGATGAGATTGACGTCATCCGCCATTTTTTCAAATGCGGTGGCGGTTGCGCCGGTCTTGTTTTCCATATCTTCCAGCGCACCGGCAAACTTGCCGGACTCATCCCTGGACAGAATCAGGGCACCCCGCAACGCCTCGGATGACGTGAACAACTTCGCCATCTGATCCACATTGCCGCCGGTAACGTCATAGACTTTGGCCATGACGCCTTCCAGACCGTCCGCGGCCAGGGCCTGGGCGGAAAAGTCAAGTCCCAGCTCCTGGGCGTAATCACTGGCCTGCTTAGTGGGTTTGATCAAGGCCTCGATGACCTGCCTGATCTGGGTCATGGCCTGGGAGGTGGGAGCACCGGACGCGGTAATGGCGGCAATGGCTGCGCCCAGGGTTTCGATGGGCACTTCAGCCGCTGCGGCTGTGCCGGTTACTTGGGACAGATACTGTGCCAGCTCCGGAATGGTGGTTTTGCCGTCTTTAACAATGGTGAAAAATGCGTCGGAATACCGGGTCGCCTGGTCAACGCCGTCGCCGTATGCGTTCAGGGTGCCAAGAAGAAGCTCGGTGGATGATGCCAGATCCGCCTTGCCGCCGACGGCCAGCTGCTCGGCCGTGGCCAGGGCCTCCAGGCTGTCGGTGTAATCCACGCCCAGGGAGATGGCCTGATACAAGGCATCATTAATATTGTCCAGCCCCTGGGTGGAGTCGGCCGCGTACTGTAAAATATCTTCCCGGAACCCATCGATGCCCGCGCCGGTCTCATCCACCAGGGTGGTAATCTCCCGGAACTGAGAGTCAAAATCTTTGGCAACATTGACGGCCAGGGCCATGCCGCCGATGGCCAGCGCACCCAGGGCCGCCTCCAAGGCAATGACACTATCATGAGCAGACGCCAGCGGATCAGTAATGCTTTCCAGCTCGCCCATGCCCTTTGACACCTTGCTGGTGATGCTGTCCACCGTGCCGGTGACCTGGTCAACCCCGCCAAACACAATCTCTATGGTCTTCTGCAGATCAGCCACGGCCCCTCACAGATTGACGTTTCTTTTTCAGATGCTCGTAATACATGCCCCACAGCTCCATTTCAGTGTTGGTCAGATACCCGTGCGGGAAAAGATCGGGCCGGGCTTCGTACAGGAACCGTTTCCGCTCGTAACAGAGCGACAAAGCGCCCCTGACACCGGGGTCATGCCAGAGGCTTAAGCTTTTCCCGGCTCGTGCCCCTGGCCGGTCAGCTCCAGTATCTTTTTGGCGATCTGCTGGAACTCAACCGGACAACAGGTGCAGAGCTTGACGGCCAGGTCTTCGTCCGCTTCCGGATCGACTGACCCCAGCTTGACCAGGTGGATGTTCAACGCAACATTGGCCGGCACGGAATCATCGATGTTCATAATCTTTTTGGCGGCCGCCGCTTTTTCTGCCGACTGCCCGCCGACGATTCCGGCCACCAGGGCCGCGATGTCCTTGCGGCTTTCCACCGCCTGCTTTGCCTGTCCCAGCTCCTGTCCGGTGATCCCACGCACCTTCCACACCGGCTTTTCCCCTTCGCCGAACCAGGATGCCAGCCCCGGCACCGGCACGTCCGCCGTCCGGGGCAGCATCTTAGTGTTCATGAATTTGTCCGCATCAAAGCCCATCAGGACAGGACCCTTTCGCCCTGGTTCTGGGCCGAAATCGTGGCGCTGATTTCAATAGTCCCGTCTGCCGGGAATGTCTCGGCAATGCCAAGCACCCCCTGAGCATAAATGCAAGGCGTGGTCAGCAACCGGTCGTTCCGGAATTTGAACCACAGCTCCTCGCCCTCAAACTGCATGAACCCCTCGTTCATGGTGCTGGTGTACCCCGTGAAAGACCCCTGCCCGATACTGGTTGACCGGGACCCCATGGCGCCGCCGTAATATTCGGTGGAAGACACGGAATAGGAGTTGGCCGGACGTACAAAATCAGAGGCTTTCGGGATCTGGGCAAAGGTCGGGGTGTAATAGCTGGCATACACCAGTTTGGTGGCCACGGTGCTGCCGGCATCTTCGGAGTGAATCGCCTGAAGCTCAGACGCAAAATCAACACCAGCATATCCCTGGACGCCGTTGGTCACCCGAATGCGCTTTTCTTCCCACACCGGGAATAGGGCCATCTCTCGGGAGCTGCCGGGCACCTGCACGATCTCGGACGCGGTCACTGCGCCGGCGGTGTTGCTGGTCGTTTTGACCTGGGCAATCTCTATGGCATCGTTATCAATGTACGGAGGGCCCCCTGCATCACCCCGGGTTGTGGAAAAAGCGGTGCCGTCAGTACCGGCCACCACAGCCACTGCCCCGGCAGCGGTAATTGTGATACTGTTGATGTTGTGAGTATCGGGCGTGATTGCACGGGTGATTGCCACATCCGTGGCCGCTGTGATGGTTGTTTCCACCCCGGCCAGCCATACCGTGCCGCCGGCCACATCCACCATGTTGTTGGTCCCCGAAGCGGCCACGGACACCGCCAGTCCGGTCAGCACCCCATTGGGTCGGACCGACGGCGTGTACCCGGCCCGGTTGGACCACAGTTCCGCCGCGCTGTTGAATGTTTTGTTGTCGCCGGCATCCGATAATGCGGTATATGCCACAGCGGTCTGCCCGGCCTCATAGTCAAGTCTGGGATCTGCCATTGTTCGTTCCTTTCTTTATGGGTTTTGACTGTACGGGTCACCCGCCAGTGTGTTGTATTTGACTCTGAACTCGGCAAAGACAGCCACGGTGGTGTCCTCGCCTTTTGGTATATCTGCTGGTCCGCCGGTTGCATATGCAATCGAGTTGACCAGGGGGGTGATGTGGGTCTGTTCTGCTTCCTGGGCAGTTGTTCCAGCACCGGTGCCAGTGGAGATGGTAACGGCTTCAACCGCGTCGAACGCATCGGCGGACGTATCCGGCAGGATGGTCCATTTCCGGGTGTCGTTGTCGTACCGGATCAGGGTACCGGTATCGCCGGTCGATCCACCGGCGACGGTCTTTCCGATATCCCCGGCCACGGCATCGATGTAGCCGGCCGCCGCAAACGTCAGACACAGATAGGGCGGGGCCGTCATGATTTTGATGGTGTCGCCTAAAAGCTGTTCCTGGATCACGGACGGGCTTGTCTCGCCCACTTCGGCCATGGCCTCAACCCGGAACATGGCCTCGCAATGGTTCTGGCCGTATTGCTGTGTGGCTTCCTCTGGCTTCGGATACATGGCACACATGGGCACATCCGCCGGATTGACGTAATCGCCCGCCCGGATCACCGTGGACCCGCAATTGTGATTGTATCCCCGGGCCGTGGTCCATGTTGCCATATGGTCCAGGTATGCGGTAATAATCTGTTCTCTGATGGTATCAGCCACGGTGCCTCCGGATGATCTCATCGATCTTGTTTTCCACGTTGATCAAATAGACGTGCTGGGCCTGGATGCTCACCGGCTCGAAAACGTCCGGTTTTCCAAACCAGTAGGCCACGGATGGGCCGGTTCTGCGGGATAGAGGCCGCCGCATATCTTTTGGAATTGCATCCCATCGGACATTTATCTTTTTGCCTGACGGCCACTTATTTTTATCCGGGGTCCGGTTTTTCCGCCAGAACACATGCTCCTTTGATCCGCGCCCTGCAATGAATGCGTGCGGTATCAAAATCCGGCTCTTGTCTCTCAATATCTTGACTGTCACGCCTTTCAGGGTTTGTTTTGCGCCATAGTTGACCAAACCAATTCGATATTTCGCCCAATCAAACGCGTATAATTGACCAGACATTTTGCTGTAATTCGCTTTCTCTACGGCCAAATATTCTTTGATTTTTGCCGACTTTAAGTTGACTTTGTTCCCAACCCGGGCCGCTGCCTGAGTCTTTGCCGTGGTCAAGGTCTTGTTGATGGATGTGGTCATAACAGACTTGTACTTGTCCGCCAGATCCCCCAGCAGGTTCCTGACCGCTGCCACATCCGCCTGATTGATTTGTACGGCTGTCATTTCACCACCGCTGTGACCATGATGCCGTCGTTTGCCTCAATCCGCTGCACCGTGTATATGGTCCCGTCCACGGTGTAGGTGTCGCCACGGTTGACCGTTCCAACATCGGACACAAGCGCCTGGATGGTTGTGCCCAGGGTGGCGGTGCTGATGTCGTATCCGTCGGCCTGGATCAGGGCGTCGTGGGCCAAAATGACATTGCAGGTCACCGGGTCACCAGATGCCGGGGTGTAAGTCGCACTCTCCCCGGCATGACTGGTGATATTCTCGGCGGCGGTCTGCAATATATCTTTGATGCTCATGGTTATCCCTGCAAACAGAAAACAGCGATATCAAAATCCTTGGCGGCATCGGTGCTGGCCGGCGTGAACCTCATCGCGTCACAGTAGTAATCCACAGGGAACACCAGCGTGCCGGCTACCATATTGACCGTTTCCACGGTCATGTACTCCGATGTCCCGGGGGTCCGGATAGCAACGGCCATGGACCCGGCGGAGCTGGATTTGGATGTCAACTGGACCTGTTTGGCCTTGACCCGTCCATATCCCGCCATGTCGATGACCTGCGCCCCATCTGCCGGGGTTTTGCCTGTCAATTTAAATGTCCGCTGCATTGGTCACCGCCTAACCGGTAATAGTTACTGTGGTGGATGTCACGATGCCCTGACATTCGGTCATCAGGTAATACGTCCCGGCGGCATCCGTGATTGTCAGAACCGCCTTGCCGGTTGCGTCAGTAATGATATCGATGTCCGCATTTGCCAGATGCTCCATGATAATCAATGCGTCTGCTGCCACTGCAAGTCCTTCTGACGCTGCCGCAGCTCCCATTGATGCCGCGGAGGTCCATGCCCGGATTAAAACATTTTTTGCCAGGTTATTGCCCGCCAGGTCCTGGGACTGAATGGTAACAGCGGCCGTGCCATTAGCACCGTCAACCGATGTCACATCAAGGGTGACAACCTTGTCCTGAATGTCATCCTCAAGGTCCGCGATTGTAATATCCCCCGGGACTGTCGCCTTGGGTATAAGCAAGACATTGATGGTGTCAGTTTCTCCGGACCCAACAGCCTCAAGGGCAATACCGAACGGATCTTCAGAGCTGTCTTTGTTCAGGGCCGTGTCCTTGTCGGTCCAATAGAGCATATCGCCCACAGCCACCGCTGCATTGCCGCTCCCATCTTCACCTTTTACTGACAGATCAAAAACCCCTTCCGTCTGCACGGTCGCATTGTACGGGCTTGCCGTCCCGGCATCAGTCAGAAGCACGCAGGGCAGATACCCACCGACAACAAACGCGTCGCCGGATTCGGCGCCGGTTACGGTCGGCATCTGCATCTTTTTGCCGTCTCTTACAAAATTTTTAGCCATCGTTCTAAGTTCCTTTATTTTTGTGCCCGGCGGACCGGGCAATTATCATCAGTCTCGGTCATTGATCGCTATGATCAGTTGCCGTCGTTCATATACAGCCCGCGCCAGTCCATGGCCTTTGCGCCTGCGTCAATGCGGACCTTGAACTCGGTGCCGTCCACGCTCCATCCCTGCTGCTGCTCCATGTAGGGGGTCTGGTTGCCGTTCAGGAAAAATACCGTAATGGTTTTTCCTCTCATCGCTGCCAGAAACCATGCGGCAGGATCGTTTGCGTCTAGCCGGGCATCATAAATCCGGGTCAGGACATTGCCGGAATAGATGTTCACTCTTGTCGTGGCAACGCTTTCGTCCGGTGTTCCGATTGTGCCTTCATCGCTGTACTTTTCGGACCCGAAAAACACTTCAGCCTGTCCTCTCAAAGCCATCGGGGCCAGGAAAAATGCCGGCCGGATATTCAGCAGGCGTTTTTCTTTGATGTCTTTCTGTGTGCCCATTGCAAGGAAAGCGGCGTTCAAGGTTGCAATGCCGGGTGCAGCGCCGGAACCGTTTGCCACCAGGTTTGAGTGGTCAGCATGGAACAGGGCTTTGCTGTCGCCCATGACAGGGTTACCGGTCAAGACTGCATAGGGCAGGTCGCCTACTTTTCTGGCCGCTGCTTCACCCATGCCCATGAAATTTCGGGTAATGGCGTTCAGGTCGTCGTTGATGATGGCCTGCCTGGATATGCCGACCATTCTGCCGTATGTTGCAACCTTGTACTCCTCTTTGGCTTCGGTCCGGTTGCCATATTCGTATTCGGCATTTTCTGGCAGCTCTTTCAAG